AAGTATATCCTAATATGTTCAAGGCACATTCAGTGTCTAATTATAACAACTAAAAATAAACAATTAGTACATGACAGCAACAAATGCAATCCAAAAGATTCGTGTTCTATTAGGTGTTCAAGAAGATGAAGTAGCAGTTGCTATGGCATCTGAGATGTTAGTTGATGGTACAGAAGTAAAAGTTGAAGGCGAGTTAGAGGTTGGAAAACCTTTATTCGTTGCGACTGCAGAAGGTGATATCCCAGCTCCCGCTGGCATTCATCAGACAGAGTCTAATATGCTTATCACTGTAGACGAAGCAGGCATCATTACCCAAGTCGAAGAAGTTACTACTGAAGCAACTGAAGAAGTTGAAGAAGAAGTAAAGGTTGAGATGGAAGAGGTTGAGATCGAAGTAGAAAACGAAGAAGAAGAAGAAGTAAAAGTTGAGATGGAAGAAGAAATGATCGTAAAGATCGTTGAAGCAATCAAACCTTACTTTGAAGAAATCAAGGAAATGCAAAAGGAGATTGAAGAAATGAAAGGTGAATTCCAATCATTCTCTAAAGAACCAGCAGCAAAACCTATCAAAAAAGCAGAAGCATTCGCTGCTAACAAATTCGATGCAATTGAAAGAATCCAAAAGATTCGTAAATCTAAATAACTAAAATAAACATTATTACATTATGAGCTACAATTTAGCAAATTTACAAACAATGTCTGATGAGATGTCTTTTGAATTGATTTCAAAGGCAGTATTACAGACTTCCGTGATGGATTACGCCCAGATTAGGAGCGGTTTGAAATTCGGAACGACTACAATCAATCTTTTAGATGCAGACATCGCGGTTGCAGATAGAGCATGTGGTTGGAATGCAGCAGGAAATCTTACTTATTCACAAGTAGATATCGACATGCAAGAAAAACAAACAAAGCAGGCATTATGTCCTACTGATTTGAGAGATTATTATTTAGCGAGCAGACTTTCTGCTTCTGCTGATGCAACTGAAATCCCATTCGAAGAAGTAACGGCAAACCTTTTTGTTGAGAAAATCCGTAACTGGAATGAGAACTACTTAGGTTCTGAAATCTTAGGTGATGTTACTGTTGCAAACGGTGCGATCTCTTCAGGTCAAACTACTGCATCTATCGCTTCAACTATTGTTGCTGACGTTATGGACTTGATCGACGCTGTACCATCTTCTGTATTAGACAGAGATGATTTAGGTGTTATCATGGCTCCATCATACTACAACATGTTGAGAAGAGCACTTATTTCTCAAAACTTATTCCACTTCAACCCAGCAGATACTAATAGCAATACGCAATTAGTTATGCCAGGTACAGATTTCACCGTGATCAAATCATCAGGTTTCTCTGCTTCTGCTACTTATCCAGCAGTTACAGGTGATTCATTTGTTGCAGGTCCTTTGAAAGACATCGTAGTAGGTGTAGGATTGGAGGACGACTTCGATTCACTAAATATTTTCTACTCAGCAGATAACGACGAAGTTCGTGTCATGGGCGCATGGAGGATAGGTTTAGGAATCGTAGACGTTACTAAATTCGCAAAGAACGGTACTTTATAATAATATAAATATCTAAAAAAAACCTAAAGAATTATGAGTTGTAGTATAACATCAGGCATCACATTAGGATGTAAAGATTCACAAGGTGGTTTAGAGTATTTGTATATTGCGGATTTACCGACTTACGATACAATTACCACTGATGTGGACGGAAAAGTCGTTTCATTAGACGCTGCTGGTTCTCCAGTTGCAATCACTTTTTACAAATATGAGGTTCCAAAACAGTCCTCGAGTTTCACAGAAACTATAAATGCAGATAACGTTGCGGGAACCGTCTTTTATCAGCAGGATGCACTTATTGTGTTCAATAAAATGGAAAATGTGAAGCGTGACCAAATCAAACTTTTAGCACAAAACCCAAAACTTTTGGTAGTTGCTAAAGATGGAAACGGCAAATTTTGGAGTGTAGGAATTACTCGTGGATCTGAACTTACGGCAGGAACTGTAGGAACAGGTGTAAATTATGGTGATAGAAATGGAGGGGAGATTACCCTTACAGGTCTTGAACCGGACCCGAGCATACGAATGTGTTCCAGCATTTGTAGGTGAATAANATCACTGAGAATTAGAAATAGAAAAGGGTAGATGAAAGTCTACCCTTTTTTTTGTTTACAGTTATCACCATGCCATTTAGAATAATTACGAGGATCCATGGGTGGTTTATCACAGTGTGGACATTGTATTTTAGGATTTACTTTGATAGATTCTGAGATCTTTCTTTTTCTTTCTTCAGTATGTGTTTTACCAGTATTTGCTAATCTAATATTTTCTATATGTTCTTTAGATTTAGGTGCTTTCATATTAGAAGTGTCTAAAACCTTTTTACCTTTCTTATTTTTACCACCTATTGAACATTCTTCACTTGTAAGTTCGTAACGTGTTTCATTATTCCATTTANGTCTATTNTCTACNGNNTTCCAATAAGGTANNGTGTCAACAGGNAGACCATANTNTTTTTGTAATTCAATTTCACGATCAGATGCTACATAAATATCTGTATGCGTTTCTAAGATTTCCCATTCAGTGAATCCTTGTTCTGCCATTCTATGTGGAATATTTACAGTACAACCAATCTTTATTCCTGATATGTGATAGATATAGTAGTTCTTCATAACTATTATACATATATTTAGCGATAGGTTTCAACTTCAACCTAAAGTATATCTTATACTAAGAAAACAAGATACATACTAAATGACGCTATATTTCAAAGACATAACTGCTATAGGCACAACTAACACTAAAATATGTGTTGATGGTAGTTGGAGCACTTACAATAAGTATAGATTACAACTTACGAGTCGTTATACTAATAGAGATGTTGATAATGACACCAGTTCGTGGTTATTTCCCATGGATCTATTACTTTCAAATGAAAGATATTCTGAATTCAATGTGACACCTTATATTGATACCATTCAAACTGGACTTTATACTGGAATCTATGACTACAAAATATGGGGAACTAATCTAACTGAAGATTACGAAACCGATCCATTTGATGAAGACGTGTGGACATTATTACAAGAAGGTCAAACAAAAGTAAAATCTACAACAACGGTTGATATGCAAAGAGGTTCAAATGAAAACATCACAGTCAAATACAAGACAGAACCTAACAAGGCACAATCATACGTAATATACAAATAATAATATGCAACAAAGATACGCATTCAATTCAAGATCGTTTGAGGCAATTCAATTGCCAGCGATAGAAGAGAAAAAAGGAAAAGACTGGATAGACTTTGGTTCTAATAACCTATATCCAGATTTACTAATAGAGTTATTCAATAATTCGGCAATGCATCATACCAGCATTGAAGCAAAAGTAGATGCAGTAACAGGGGAAGGTTTCAAAGTATTTGGTGAAGAAATCATGAATACTAAAGGTGAAACTATGAATGAAATCTTTGAGAAGATTGCAACAGATTACATCTTATTTGGTGGTTATGCACTAAATGTGATTTGGGCACGTGATGGAATGACTATCGCAGAATGTTATCATCTTCCTTTCAATAACGTTCGTTCTGGTGTTATGAACGAAGATGAAGAAGTAGAACACTATTACTACTCATCAAAATGGGCACAATATCGTAAATATAAACCAGTAGCATATAAAGCATATTCACCAACAGATAATAAAGGAGAAGATGCTAATCAAGTTTACTATTGTTTTGATTACACTGTAGGTAATTTTTACTATCCACTTCCATCATATGTAGGTGCTATAAACGATATCGATACCGACGCAAGGGTTAGTAGATTCCACAGATCTAATTTACAGCAGGGACTCGCTCCAAGTATGATGTTGACGTTCAAAAATGGTATACCAACCGCAGACGAACAAACAGCGATTTGGAGAGACATAGAGCGCACATTTGCAGGCGAAGATAATGCAGGTAAATTTTTCGTCAATTTTTCGGAACCGGGCCGTGAACCAGATTTACAAGCAATTGAGAATGCAAATGATGACTATTATATTACACTTTCTACCAGACTTTCACAATCTATACTCACAAGTCATAGAATCTCAAGTCCACTTTTGTTGGGTATAAAAGATGCTTCAGGTTTCTCAAACAATGCAGACGAGATTACAACGGCATATAACCACTTTATGGGAACTGTTATTGTGCCTATGCAAAAGAAATTGGTCAAATCATTTGGTAAGATTGTCAATATGACAGGTAAAACAGTCAAATTAGAAATCGAACCAGCAGAAATTCTATATACTGTAAACGTAGATGGTGCACCACAAGATGTAATAACACCAGAAATAACAGAAAACTAAAGATGACGACACTTTTTATAACTGAGGACAAACTCAAATCATTCACTGGGATAGACGCCAACGTCGATCCAGAACAACTCTATCCATACGTAATCCAGAGTCAGGATTTATACGTCCAGTCCACGCTGGGAACTAAGTTATACAATGCATTGAAAACATATGTAAATGATTACGTAACTGCCAATACACCTATCCCAAGTGCGTACAAAACACTTCTGGATGACTATGTTGCAAATATGGTAGTGTACTATACTTATTATCTCGCGCTGCCACACATCAAATATAAGACTACTAACAAAGGTCTTATGAGTGGTACGTCTGAAGTTGGAGAAACTATTGCATTAGAAGAAGTGCAATTCTTGATGAACCAAGTGCTAAATACAGCACAATTTTATAACGAAAGATTGAGAGACTTTTTAGTTGCATATCAAGAAGATTATCCTGAATATCAATCTTATACAAACAAAGATGGTATGGCACCACGTAGAGGAACATCCTATTACACTGGTCTTGCGATGCCTGGAAATTATTATAAATACTGTGATGACTGCGACAACTCAGAAGGAAGAATCAACATCCCGCTCAACTAAGAGCACACAACAAAATATAAAGAAGTTATCACAATACTTCTCGAAACAAACTAAACTAAATGAGCAAAGGCGAAATAGATAAGTTTATCGAAAGATATTCAAGCAGAAAACTAATGGTTTTCGCTATAGCAACTGGACTAACTTTATTCGGTGATGTTACGTCATCTGATTGGGTTACTGTCGCTGCAATTTACATTGGAGGACAAACAATTATAGATGCTGCAGCAAAACTGAAACAATCGAACTAAAAAGTATATCTTATACTATAAATCATAAATAACAAACATGGGACTACAAAATAGAGAATCAAGTTACATTCAAGCGGTTTCAAATCGTTGGGATATTGCACTACCACAAAACATGATAGCGCTAACTCCATCGGAAACTGCATTCGAAGAGTCTGCACTTTATATCGATGCTGCGGACACGCTAACATTCGAAACTGCAGGTGGACAAACGGTTACTGCTACTTTCGCTGCTGGATTTATTCCAGTGAGAGTGGTAAAAGTAACTACACAAACAGAAGCATCAAATATATTTGCACTAAGATAATATGGGAGATCTAACAGGAAAACGCATTGATCAGACCTTTGATGGGTTGATCAAGACAAACGACGAAGGACCAATAAATGCTATTTCCTTCAAAGGGTTGCAAGATGGTGTGGGTAATAACCTTCCTGTTCAGGTTTCTACTATTGGTGTAAACTTTACGGGAACAGTAACAGGAGATAACAATACAACATACCAAATTGATGCTACTGGAGACGGTAATAATATTGTACTTGAGTTTCTTGCGTCAGATCTGACGCAACAAGACATTACTTTGATTCCAGGTACAGACATTACTTTCGGTTTATTGAATCCTAACGAGATTACTATCAATTCTACTGGCGGTGGTGGCGGTGGTGCTACATATACTATCAATGCTGTACAGAGTGGACTGAATGTAAATTTACAACTTTTAGCAGATGCTGTAGTTGTAGATACTATAACACTTCAAGCAGGTGGAAACGTACAACTAAATCAACAAGGTCAAGCAGTAGTCTTTTCATCAACAGATACTAATACTACATATGACTTTGGTGCAGTGGGTGCAGCAGGAAATATCAATATGGCGTTGACTGGTTCAAATGCTTCTAATGATGTAGTCACTGTGCAAGCAGGAACAAACATTACTCTAACAGATAATGGTAGTAATACATTTACTATCGATGCATCTGGAGGTGGCGGTGCTGCAGGTCTTGTCAATGGTACAGGACCAGATTCATTGAAACAAGCAGACACTCTAACTGCTTCGCCAGCAACTGCTTCAGGTGATCAAGCAGTTGCGCTTGGAAATGGAGCACGTGCAACTGCACCTCAAACGATCGCATTAGGTGATGGCGCAGAAGCAACTAATATAGGTGGTGCAGCAGTTGGACAATATGCTGAGGCCAGTGGCGTCTACTCAAGTGCTTGGGGTCGTACATCTGCTGCAAGAGCTGAGGGTTCTGTAGCATTTGGTCAGCAAGCGGTTGTACAAGCAACTGAAGCTGGTGCAGTTGCAATGGGGCGTGGAATTCAGGCAGTATACTCAGACACTACACACGTTAGAGAATTGATGGTAGTTGCACCAAGTGGTGGAACTGGCGGTAATGGTGTTATCTTACTTTCACCTAATGGAACTGCATATAAGATAACAGTAGATAACGCTGGAACAATTATATCAACATTAGTATAATGATAGCAAATCTAATAGCAATAACAAGAACCTTGGGTAAAGCGGCAGTTACGCCTATTATCTATGTATGGAATCTTATAGAAACACTATGGGAGAACAGAGACACAAACTGGGAAGACGAATAAAACAATATAAAAACTGATGAGCACACTTACGGGAACAAAAATAAAAGACACTTATCCAGGTCTTATCAAGATCGAGGATAATGGAGCAGTACAACCTACTGCTCTCAAAACATTGACAGACGGAACTGGTGGAACACTACCTATTTCAGTCTCTCAAGTAGAAACCAAATTCACAAGCGGATCTTTAGTAGATTTCACAGGAACTACAGTTACTGGTTTAGCAGGTGCAGGATTGATCGCAGGATCAACATCAAACTCTATGATCTCTGCAGCAGCACTTACAACTACAGCAGCAGCGGTCTTAGCACCAAATGCAATTGCTTTAGGTGATAACGCAAGAGGTGGTGGTTATGCCGCTGCAAATCATGCAATTGCTATTGGTACAGACGCATACGCAGAGGGCGAACAAACAGTTACTTTAGGTAAAAATGCTTGGTCACAATCTAATTATGGTATTGCACTTGGAACAGATTCACACGCAAGATTAGCAGATACTATTTCTATTGGTCGCTCATCTCAAGCAGCGGACGTAGATGCAATCGCTATTGGTTTTGATTCACAAACTGGTTTTGGTGGTCAACAAGCGGTGGCAGTTGGTAAAAACGCAAATGCAGGTGGAGCACAATCTATCGCAATTGGAAATAACTCAACTTCAAGTAACGCACAAACTATTGCAATAGGTAATGGTGCATTGTCAAATAACTTCCAAACAGTTGCGATTGGTGATGGCGCTGAAGCAACAGGTGTTGGCGCTGCAGCAGTTGGACAATATTCTGCTGCATCTGGTCTTTACGCATCAGCGTGGGGTAGAACAGCATCTGCTGCGGGAGAAGGTTCTGTTGCTTTTGGTCAACAAGCAGTTGTAGCATTCGATAAAGCAGGTGCGGTTGCAATGGGAAGACAAGTAGAAGCAGTCGATGCAGATACTACTCACGTTAGAGCACTCTATATTGTTGCACCTGATGGTGGAACTGGCGGTAATGGTATTACAATGTTGTCTCCAGATGGAACAGCATATAAACTAACTATTGCAAATGGAGGTACACTAAGTATTAGTGCAGTATAAAAGATAAAAAACAGAGGTGTTTGTGCCATTTCACCTCATGTTTATCCAGGGACCCAAGATTTTTCTTGGGTCTTTTTTTGTACAAAAGGTTCCAAAAATAGGTAGATATATAATATGTCAGTTGTAAGTAGGACGACGCTGACGCCATAATATTTATTATTTTTTTGTTTGAAAAGGGTTATCATTTACTTGGTAACCCTTTTTTTATTATAAATCTGGCGAATTCGAAAAAGTCAGTAGATATATAATACATGGAGAACTATTGAAACAAATGGGTTTTCTTTAGTATAACTACTATAACTTATAAAAAAAGAAAAAATGGCAACACAACAAGAATTACTACAACAAGTAGGACAACTCATCAACGAGTTAGAACAAAAGAATCAACCTAAGATTGAATTCACAGGTCCAGTTTCAACAACAATGGACATTTTAGGTAAGTCTGATCTCACAATTATGCAACGCGCTATCTTACTTTACTTGGCATTCGGACAATCTGATTGGTTGAGTAATGAATGTCCACAAAGAAACATTTCTAATGACTTACATATAAGTATGAAATGTGCAAGAGAGAATTGTGAACAACTCGCAAATCTTGATTACATAAAACGAGGAACCAAAGCGTCGACTTGGTCTCTCGTCAACTAAATAAAGTCGACAACAAACAAAATATGAGTAAATACGAAAATTACGGAAACTATTGGATGATAAATCCAAACGACAGTCAACTCTTCTGGACTTTAGAAGGTGAAGAGTATGACAAATGTGATATCAATGTTCTACACGCTATCACAAAATTTGAAGACAAAGGTGTCTTTCTATTCGAACAACAACGACCTACAAAAAAGTTGGTGATGAATGGACTACCTAAGACTATCAATGACACACATACACCTGTTACTGCGGATGAAGTTAGAGACAGTATTGGTAAACTAAACTTAGCGGGGTTTATTGAATACGTTAGTGATAGAAAAGAAGCGGTATATGGTGGTAAACAAATCAAACATACTCTTAGGTATAAAGTAAACCTTAGTAAAATTCGACAACATTTAGGAGAAAATGGGACTTCTAAATTATTCTAAACAATACAAAGAGAGATCAATAATGGTCTCTCTTTTTTTCAACAAAAAAATAAATATTTATGATTACAGAAGATTTTTACAAATGCCTTTTTGATGAAGGCGAACAAACAGTATTTGGTAATACCATATACGAAACTAAACCAACTCTGATTGACAGGATGGGTCCTGCAGTAAAAGAGAAAAATGAGTTTTTCGTTATCAACCCAATCACACCTGGTAAAACAAGGTCTATCGCTGGGGTTCAACATTTCAGAAACTTTATGTTTGAAATTGATAATGATGAAAGTGGTGATGTAGTACCACTTGAGAAACAAAAAGAGATCATTACAGCAGCAGAATTGCCTTGGAGCACATGTGTATACAGTGGTGGTAAATCGTTGCACTGGATAGTCTCTCTGCAGCAACCAGTTAGCGATGCAGTAGAGTATAGAATGTGGTGGAAAATGATGGAGACAATACTCAATAAAACTGCTCAAACTTTAGGATATAATATAAAATTTGATAGTAATGTCAAAGATCCATCTCGTTTTAGTAGAGCGGCAAATGCACAGCGTCGAATCAAACCTGGAACTAATAAACTTCAAAATCTGGTAAGTGTAAGAGGTCGTCAATCAAATGAAGACATTATCAAATGGTTTACTTCTAATGATTTGGCATTTGAAGACTTTGCACCTAAACCATCTAAATTTGATTTAGGTCAAATCAATCAAGATGCAGATGATGCAGAGAAGTTTGAGTTTGTCAAAGATGTACTAATGAAGAATCAACCTTATACTCAAGGTAATAAGAATACTTGGCAATTTGTCTTCTCTCGTCTATGTCGTCGTTGTGGTTTGAGTGAAACAGAAGTGCGTTATCAAATCGTACAGATATGTGGTGAAGTAGATCATAGAGATCCAGTTAGTAGTGCATTCTCTGACAAGTATAATAATGATGAACCTATCTATGTCTTCTCTAAATCTGAGAGAAGCGGATGGGCACGTCGACAAGCAATAGATGAACAACTAAACGCAAATCAAAAGATAATCGATTCAGGCGAAGATAATGAACTCCATATCAATGGTGTATGGGACTATATCAGAGTAGGCACTAAATACTATAAAAAAGATCACAAGAACAATGACCTAATTCTTTGGGATAAAGCAACTATGTCAATGGATTTTGGAAGTGATCTAATGAAGGAGTTTCCAAAAGAATGTAAATACACTAAGTTCTGTAATATTGTCAATTTCTTAGAAGACATCGAAACTGATGGTAGAGAGTATAATAGATTCAAACGTCCAAAGTGGCAACCACTTGTTGAAGGCGATTGGTCAACAACTGAGAAACTATTACGTAAAGTCTTTAGTCAAGTTGGTACTGATCAATGGGAAGAAGGATTGGATTGGATTCAACATCAGATTACAAATCCTAAACAAAGTCTACACTGTCTTATTCTGGGTTCAGTAAGTCGAGAAGCAGGTAAAGATACATTTGTAGAATGGATGCAAATGATGTTAGGTAAACACAATACTTATTTTGCTGATATTGAAAACTTCTTGAAACCATTCAATGGAGCATTTGCTGAAAAATGTCTAATCGCTCTAAACGAGGTCAAGTTCTCATCAATCAATGATGGTAGTATGGAGAAGATCAAACAATACATTACACAAGATACTGTAGTAGTAAATCAAAAGTTCGAAGCAGAAGTTACATTAGATTATTATGGTAAGATGATTATGTTGACTAATAATGTCCATGACTTTATGAAGATTGATGATGAAGAGAATCGATTCTGGATTCGTACTATGCCAGATTTAGACAAGAAGAGAGACTTCGATCCTGACTTCAAAAAGAAGTTAGAAGATGAACTACCACACTTCTTACACATGATTACTAATCGTCAACTCAAATACCCAGAGAAACTGAGTCGCTTTTGGTTGCCTGATACAGTGGTACTAACCAATGAGTTAGAGCGCATCAGAGATAACTCTAAGTCATCTTTGTATTTAGAGATTAGAGATTTATTCGAAGATACATTCGATGCGAGACGAGACACCCAAGAGCTTCTATTCGCGGCGAGAGATATTAGAGAAAGAGTAAAAGGAGATATTAGTCTAAAACAAATCAGTATGTGCCTTCAGAAAGAATGGAAATTAGAAGAAAAGAAGACAATTTATACTAACTCTTTTACTACAGAAAGGAAAAATAGTAGATTTTATCAAGTTGAAAGAGGACAAGTATTCAATGTCCCAGACACTACACCTGGTCTCGATGATCCATTTTATGTAAAATAGTGGAAATACTAAGAAAAGTGGAAATAAGTTGGAAAACAAAAAAGTTTGTTTGGGTCTCACCAGTAATCCTTTTATATACTTATTTCTACTTTTCTACTTTTCCAAAAAAATAAAAGATATAATTATAATAATATACAAATATACAGATTATCCATGGTTTTCATATAGGGGTTTCAAAACTAAAAGTGGAAATGGAAAAATGGAAACACACCAACAGAAACAAGATAAATACCCTATGGGAAACTTATTCAAAAGTTGGTTGCTACATGAATTCAAATCTTATCCAGAATGGGATGTTGATTTGCAAGAAGAAGCACGAGAACTTGTAGTACATGAATATGTTCAAAGCATCTATGCTGGTTCTGCAGATCAAATGTTAGAAGACCTAAAATGGGAAATCAAAATGGATTTACAATTATTTGAAGAGGACGAAGACTATGAGGTTTGTCAATTACTTAGAGATATACAACAAGAATTAGGATGAAAATAAAAGCACCAAAATGGGCAATAGAAACAAACAACGAAGGTATTATCCTGTTCAGCGCCTGGTTACACAGGATCGCATCTAACGAAGGATTTGATATATCGTATTACTTACATGCATCAGACGTCAGGTATATGCTCCAAAAGTACACCACATTTCCACACCTTCAATTCGAAGGTTTAGAACCCTATCTAAGAATAGGTGCAGAATACAATTCAATGTGGTCATTTAGATTTCTCGAAGAACCAGAAACCGAAGACTACCAATTTAGAGATGACAAATTCATTTTTATCTATGGATTTCTATTAGGTAGAGAAGCATCAACTGAGATAGTACAAGATGGTAAACCAGAACGACCTAAAACGAATACAGATATTGTAATGCCAGAGAACATGCGACCTCTCTTTACTTATTATGGAATGATGCAAGAGAGAGGTGGTGGTAAGAAAAAGGGACCAAACGCTAACAGAGCACTAACACAAGAACAAGCAATTGCAATCAGAGAAGAATATACTGGTGCTTGGGGACAAATCACTAAATTAGCAAACCAATATGGTGTGTCGCATGTCACCATCAAAAAGATAATTGATAAAAAAAGATACAACTAAATTGGATTGGATAACTCAAAATTACGATAACATAATACAATGGTCAAGAAACATGACCAAGAATGACCCGCTCTATGAAGAGTTAGCACACTATTCAATCGAACAGTTACTAACACATAAGAGATATGAAGAGATATTAGCAAGACATAACGCAGACCCAAAGTATGGACACTTGCGTGGATTTATACTTGCTATAATGAGAAATAGTTGGTTGGGTAAAAAGAGTCAATTTAGTAGATATCATAAACTACACAGAGCAGATATAGGAAGCAGAAAGCGTGTCATAACAGACGAACATATGTCAAACCTATTAGACACACCAGAAGTCACCTATGATTACGAGATAGACTTCTTAGTGGAAAGTATAGAAGGACTACTTGAAGAAATGGAATTGAGTGGCGTAGAAGATGGTTTATGGTATAGGTCTCGACTACTCAAGATGTGGGTAGAAACTCCAAACTATTCAGAATTGTCGCGCATGACAGACATACCAAGAACAAGTATATCAAAAGCAGTAGAAGAAGCAAAAGCATACATTATAGAAGAACTAAAAAACAGAAACATTATATGATACTATTTATTTTAGGAATGGCATCACTAACACACTTAGTGACAGACCTTTTAGAACCACTACCAGAACTACCAAACAAACCTTGGAAATGCAATATGTGCTTAGGGTTCTGGTTATCGATTATTCCAGCATGTGCACTCTATGGATGGGAAGGCATTCTTGTGTCAGCAATTACTGGTATAGTTTCAGAAACAATTTACAAAAAACTTATATAATACATATGAAAGACGCAGACATAATTTTGTGGATTATGGACAATAGAAGACTAATTGAATCCACACAAAAACCTACTAAGGAAGAAATGACAATGGTCTTCAAGATAGCAAATCTTGTAGATACAAGTCAAACACATAAAATGACTAATTGTGGTCGATGCTACGAATCAGCGAAGCGTGCGATCATGCGTAATAACCCAACACTATTTGAATAATGAAAGAAGATAAAGAAATTTGGTTGATGCATTGTGTCGACAGATACGTAGATGAGAATTGCAGTGGATGGGAATTAGCACTTGCATGTGATCAATGTGAGAAAGACTACGAGGCACAAAAAGTAGACTAAAGTATATCCTATATAGTAAATACTATCTAAAAACAATTATATAATTATGCCATTCGAAAAGGGTGACCCAAACATCAATAGAAACGGAAGACCGAAAGGAAGCGCCAATAAAATCACAGAAGAGATTAGAGAAGCATTCGCTATGGTCTTAGAAAACAGATTGCCTGACCTAAATAGATGGATTGGGCACATCTCACAAGAAGATCCACACAAAGCAGCGGAGTTGCTAATAAAACTATCAGAAAGATTCTTGCCTGCATTATCAAGACAAGAACTAACTGGTGCCGGCGGGGAGGATCTATTCAAATCAATCAAATTCGACTTTGGAGACACAGACAATAAAGGGACCGAACCTACA